TATAATCCTAAAAATGCGTCAGAAATGTTAAAATCCATGAAGAATAAATCTGTTAGTAGAGAGGATAAAATACTCGCTAGACGAGAATATGAAAAGGCGCAAATAAACTAACACTTGACTTAAGGGGTTATCTGAAATAGGATAATCCCTTAACAGAAAGAAGAAATATATGTCTATAAAATACTTTACTTGGTTTATGAAATCACGAAACAAAGTTGATACTGTTAGAGGTGTTGATGAACATGAAGATTTTAAATCAAGACAATGGGAAGATCAAAAGGGAAATCCATGTTATAACTTTTGGGATATTGACGCAGAACACCCAAGAACAGCAGTCAATTATACTGTGAGGAAAGCATGATTACATTTTTAATAATTGGTTATTTAATAATCGGAATATTATCCTATTTAGGAATGAAAGGAACGGGGGCACTATGACAATAGCACAATTAATTTGTTTTACTTTAGGACTAGCAATGATTGGCTTTGGATTATTTGTTGGAGTATATCCTGAGGGAGATCAAACAGTTGGTGTTCTTTTAATGTTTGCTGGAATTGCTCAAACAGTTTACAGCTTTGGAGTTGGTGATGGCTCTTAAATATTGTCAAGGTCCGAAGTGCCATACTTATTATACTCAGGACAGATTAAAAGGAATGAAAGGAAATAAAACAAATCAAACTAGAAGAAGATCATCACTTAATTATGGCGAGTTCTGCGATACTAGATGTGAACGCGCATGGTTGTCAAAGTATGCAACTCAGGCTGTTGATCACTTTGGCAGATTAAAAGAAGTAAAACATTTAACAGAACAAAATGCATGGATTAAGGATTATGATTATAATTGGAATAATGGTAATGGTGATAGTAGGAGTAATTATAGATTTGTTAACAAGATAACAAAGGAACAAAGACCATTGACTGAGGCGCAGTATGATGATAAGACTTACACATTAAACGAAAGGTAGAATGACAACAAAACCTAAAGCATTTGGCAAAGACTGGACGCAAGGCGAACTCAGCTTTCCCAAACATCTAACACCAGAAGTAATACACTCGGCATTGTATATCCATAATGCAGATAGCAAAGAGGAGTCAATGATACGAGTTGAATACATTGCTAAGCTAGTTGGAGATGAGACAATGACTTATGTTATGTCTCAATTAATATTACCAACGCTAATGAATAACCTAAAACAATCTCAAGAATATACTGAGTGGTTAGACAATAGATATAAGAAACTAAACTAAACACCAACATACAACCGAGGGGCGAAAAATTTCGCCCCTTTTTACCTCATCAATAGAGGTACCAAACCCAATCTCAAAAAATCCCGAAACATCGACCCCACTCCCCCTTTATATAAAAAGGGGTCCCACTACTTCAGGTTGAATTGCTTGATTTAGAGAGTTAAGGGTGGTAAAAACTTATTGAACATCCTACATAGGATGCAAAAATTTTTTAAAATTTTTTATGAATTTAAATAATGTAGATATAAGCAAACTCCCTTCTGACGTTAGAAAAAACTTTTTAAAACTGCAGGTTATGTATGCTGAGAAAAAAATACAGAATAAAGCTAAAAACGATTTTTTAAGTTTCGTTAAGTGCGTTTGGCCCGAATTCATTGAAGGGGCGCACCATCGACACGTTGCAGAAAAATTCAATAAATTGGCAAGTGGGGAAATAAAGCGTCTAATTATTAACATGCCACCAAGACATACTAAGTCGGAGTTTGCCTCATACTTACTTCCGGCTTGGATGGTGGGCCGTGATCCGAAATTAAAGATCATTCAAGTCACGCACACTGGAGAATTAGCCATTCGTTTTGGTAGAAAAGCAAAACACTTGATTGATTCGGAAGAATACCATAAGATTTTTAAAACAAGACTCCAGGAAGATTCACAAGCCGCGGGCAGGTGGGAAACAGCACAAGGCGGCGAGTACTTCGCTGCCGGAGTCGGCGGTGCTATCACCGGCCGGGGTGCTGACTTATTAATAATTGATGATCCTCACTCGGAGCAGGATGCGTTATCTCCGACTGCTTTGGAAAATGCGTATGAGTGGTACACTTCAGGACCACGTCAAAGACTTCAACCAGGAGCTGCTATTGTTTTAGTTATGACCCGTTGGTCAAAAAAGGATTTAACTGGAACTTTATTAAGAGCTCAAAAAGAAGTTAAGGGCGATCAATGGGAAATGATCGAATTTCCAGCGATCTTGGACCACGGAACTAAAAAAGAATCCGTATGGCCTGAATATTGGAAACTAGACGAATTAGAAAAGGTCCAGGCAACACTTCCGGTTGGAAAATGGAACGCTCAATGGATGCAAAATCCGACTTCTGAAGAAGGAGCGTTGATTAAACGGGAGTGGTGGCGTAAATGGACTGAAGATGAGCCTCCAAAGTTGCATTATGTTATACAATCTTATGATACGGCGTTTATGAAAAAAGAAACGGCCGATTTTTCGGCAATTACGACTTGGGGAGTGTTTTATCCAAACGAAGACTCACCAGCAAACCTAATTTTGATTGATTCGGTTAAAGGAAGGTATGAATTTCCGGAATTAAGAAGAGTTGCACTTGATCAGTATAAATATTGGAATCCAGAATCAGTTATCATCGAAGCAAAAGCTGCTGGACTGCCGTTAACGTACGAACTTCGTCAGATGGATATTCCAGTTCAGAATTTTACCCCTAGTAAAGGCAACGATAAACATGTAAGAGTAAATACGTGCGCTCCGTTATTTGAATCGGGCATGATATGGGCGCCTGACCTGAAATTCGCGGAGGAAGTGATCGAGGAATGTGCAGCATTCCCGCATGGTGATCATGATGACTTAGTTGATAGTACAACTCAGGCTATTATGCGCTTCAGACAAGGTGGATTCTTAAAACACCCTGAAGACTACGTAGACGAGAAAAAACAGCCCAGAAAACGAGAGTATTATTAATGTTCACAATTGCAGAAGTTATTACACTTTTAACGAGAATATTCGTTAGACAAGCTAAACGGTTTCCTAAAGGTATAGAAGGTGTTGATATCCGGCTTAAAGCTAAAAAAATTTATGATGTAGCAAAGGCTAATAATTATCAAGGCAAAATTAGTGAAGATCAGCTTAAACAATTTCTAGCTTGGGAAAAACAAGTTAAACCAATAATACAACGAAAAGTTTCCAAAGACCTTTTTAAAGTACCTGAAAAAAAGGGAGAAGTTATCAAAGTAGATTTTGATCCAAGTGGAAAACAAACTTTTAAAGGAATAAGTGAAGGTGTAGAAGATGTTAGTTTTAAACCTGGAATGGATCCGAAAGGTAAAATTGTAGTAGAATCTCCAAGTCAAATTATTGCTAGAATGAAAAAAATGACACCAATTGAAGCTATGAAAGAAGCAAATTCTGTAATTGGCAGAAAAGGTAAATATAAAAATTTAACAATAGATGAATCACAAGATATTTTAAAAAAGACAGATGATCATATTTTTGAAAGAGATATTAAATATGATGAGTTTGGTGATATTATTAAACCTGATCCAGAAGACTTGGCACATGGTGGCAGAACCGGAACCGGTTTAAACTATTTGATGGGAGAAGATGATCAAAATATGAGAGTTCCTTATCAATGGGGAGGACCAGGTGGAAAGTCTCCAGGAACAAGAGCAGATTATAGACCAGGTCAAGGTCATAGAGAAACCCATGGAGCACCACCAGGAATAACTACAACACCAACTCATCGACCAGCATCTACAAAAAAACTAGATGTATCGGAGCTAAGTAAAGTAGGTGTGCAACCATATATTCCAGAACCCCTTTGGATACCTGAATCTGAAAAAAAAATAAAGAAAATAATTGACCCTCATATAATAGACACTGAAAAAAAACAGAAAGACTATTTCTTTAATAAAAAGATGTGGGAGAATTTAGCAAAATACAAAACATTGCCTGGTCGAGATGATTTTCGAAGATTTCCACCAGAGCGTGGTGAAACTCAATTTACATCAAAGACTCTTTTAGATAAATTTTTAACAAATATATCACTCGAGTATCCCAATATGAAAATAACAAATGAATTTGGCTACGTCGATAAAGACAAGGCAAAACAAGTTATTGATAAGGCTTATTTTGATGGAAAAATATCTCTTGGTAAATATATTAATATTTCAAGAACATTGGACACTACAGGAGAAGGTATAACAGGAATTGATGTAGGTTCAGATCTTTTTAATGTTAGCGGATCCCCTGACTCAGATGAATATACAGTAGGTTCTAAATTTAATATCGGAGATTTAGATCTTGGTTTTACGGGTGATATTCAAGAAGGCAACATTACAAAAAAAGGAGCAACATTTGATTATGGTGATGGAACATTAAAAGGTGGGTTTACTAAAGATTATGTTGATGATTCTACTCTCAGTGAATTAGGTTATGATAAAACTTTTGACTTAAATGATGTTTTAAAAGCCAATATTAAAGCAGATATTTCTAAACAAAGTGATCAGGATTTTACAAAGTCTTCCTTAATTCCAAGTCTTGATGTTACGCTTCCAGTTGGAAGTGGAACTTTAAAATCAAATATTTCCAAGAACATTATAGAAGGTGGAGAAACTAATTTAGGTGCAAGTCTTTCTTATCCATTACTTGGAGGAGAGTTTAAAGCAGGAGCCAGTGATATACTTTCAGAAAACCCTAACGCTTTATTAGGTTATAGTTATAACAAAGGTGATCCATATTCAACAGATCCATATTTAGGATTTGACGTTAACTGGGATCCTATCAAAGGAGATAAAAGCGCATTTTTTGGATTTAAAAAGAAATTCGCAGGCGGCGGCATCGCAGGCATGCTCGGTGAACCGACATACGCGGACGGTGGACGAGTGCCTCTTGGTGGTGGTAAGTTTGTATTTGATGCAGCAAGAAGAAAATTTTTACAAATGGTAGGAGCAGGAGCTGCAGGCGTTACCGCTGCTAAAACTGGATTATTTGGTTTATTAAAAGGTGGTGGTAAAAAAACAGTTATTAAAGACTTAACTTCAGTTCCAATTAAAAATATTAAAGACATGCCAGCGTGGTTCCAGCCTCTTGTAAATCAAATCATTAGAAAAGGAAATCAAGTTGAGTCAGGTACGGAAAGAGTCATTGTTCATAAATCTAAACTGCCTAATTCTAAAACAGATCTTTATGTTACACAGGAACTAGATACTGGAAATGTTATGGTTGATATTGGAACTGGTAAACATGGTTTTTCAGCCGGGCATCATGGTCAACCGGTTAGATTAGAATATAGAGCGTCTGAAGAAATTCTTCTTAAAGGAAAAAAAGGTTCAGTTAAAACGAAACCAGAGTTTAATGTTGAAGAAGCAGAATGGACTGGAGGACATCCAGAAAACGTTAAATTTGAAGAAACTTCTATTGAAAAATTCGGTCAACATGGATCTGATTTCTCTGAAGTAGAAAAGTTTGCAACAGGTAAAGTTAAAAGCACTAAACCAACTAAAAAAAGATCACAAACTGAATATGAATCAGATAAAGCACAGGCAGATGCTGAAAGATGGACTGAAGAAGCTGATGATTTCTCATCCGGGGGCCGTGTTCCGTTAAGCGGGGGTGGAGGATCAGATAAATTGGAAGAAACTATTAGAGCTTATAGAAAATATCAAGGATCAAGAAAAAATCCTAGACTAAACTTTCAAAGATTCTTCGAGATATACGCAAAAGAAAACTTCGCAACAGGTGGCCGTGTTCCGTTAGCCGGGGGTAAAGAAGTATTAAAAGGACTTGCTTGGTTAGCCAACAAGATTGCACCAAAGTCAACGAAGATTGGAAAAACATCCAAGACAATGGCTGAAAAAACACAGTTGAAACAGGCAATTTCCGGGTTTCAGGAAAGAAGAAAAGTGGCAGAACTTAAAGAAATGATTAGAAAAAAATACGAAGGTGTCGTGGATGAAAGATTATTAAATCAAATGTTAGTAGATGATAACCCACAGAGAATAGCAGAAGTTATGGCAACGATCGATGAAGCATTAATCATGCAAGGAAAAGGAATGGGACATGAAACAATTATGCAATCTTTTAAAGATTCCTGGAAAAGAAAGCCACAAGCATCAGGCGGACTTGCAGGGATGTTAGGAGAATAATGAATCTTAAACAGCTTTATATTTTTGGAATGGAGAACAGCCAAGAACCGGTAATCAAGAACCCTGTTCTTCGAGCCGCGCTTGAAGGACCGTCAATCACGGCCCAGGAACCACGGAACATGGCTGAAGGTGGGCAGATCATTGGTAAACCAGGAGGGTTAGTTGAACCAGGGGTTGAGTATTATGCTACGAGCAAAGTTAAAACAGATAAGTTTAAATATCCTGGAGGAAATGTACATGGAAAATGGTGGACCGATGAACCGGGGAACAGAATAAAAAGTTTAAAAGATCCTGACTATATTAAAATATTACAGGAAAGAATAAACGATCCAAAATACAAAAACCATAATATGACAGATTTAGTTAAAGACGGTATTATAACTAACAAAGAATCTAGAATTCTAGGTCTAGAAGCTCAGTTTGAAGGTAAACATAAAAAAGTAGAACCAAGTGAAACAAAAAAAAGAGCAAGAGCTAAAAAAATAGCTAAATCAAGTGAGTCCATGTTAGTAAAAATGGCAGGTAAAGAAAGTTTACAACTTTCTCATTTATCTTTAACACAATTAGATAGTTTACAAAATTTAGGGTATTTACCAAAAGATATTAATATTAAAAGTTACTATAGTTTTGAGAAAAAAATTGTAGCTAATGCTAAAGAAATATACGCTACACAGAATAACAAAAATCTATCTCTCCCTGAAAGACGCGCAGAGATCGCTAAGCTTCAAAAGGTAGATAGAACACTAAGAAAAAAATTTCCAAAATATGCAAACATAAAAGCAAGATTAAATGTCAGAGCAACATCTCTAGATCCGAGTGGAGTAATGATTAAAGAAATAATAGATCCAAAAATTGCCATATCTCAAGAAGCAGGGACAACTTTAAAAGGAGTTACACCAGCTACTGAAAAAGGACAAGATCTTTTAGAATTAAGTAAAAAATCATTAGAAGCAAAAATAAAAGAACTTGGTGGAAAAAACAATATAACTAAATTATTAGCAAACGGAACAGCTACAGGTCCACAAAAGAAGATATTGAGAGAAATAATTGGCACAGGATCTGCTTTCCTAAAAGGGGCAGGTAAATTTGCCGGTAACATTCTTAATCCAATAGAATTCTTTAAATTGAGAAATTGGGTTGGACCTGAAGCCGCGGCCTTTATGGCAGCCTTTGAAGGAGGTATTATCGGTTATGATGTTATTAATAATAACACTCCTATTAAAGAAGCATTGGGTGCAAACTGGATGACAAGTTGGGCGATGCCTAGAACTTTAGATGAGTATCAAATTGAAGAGATGAGAGATAAAGGATACTTAAGTAGTGTTTCTTCAGAAAGATTTGCAAAGTCTCAAGAACTGGTGAACGATTTAAACAGAGATTACGCAGAAATAGAGTTTTTAAAAAAAGGAAAAGAAATAACAGGACAAGCTAATCCTGAATTAATAGCTGAAAAACAAAAAGCATATGATGCAAAAGAACAAGATTATTTTTCTTTTGTAGAAGAAGAAAAAGGAATGGACCCATATGAATTTGAAAAAGATCGTGGTCGAATGTTGGAGGAAAGAGGTGCAGGTTATTCTCGACCTGAAGTTGAACAAGGAAGATATAAAACGTTAAGAAAAAATCCATTGGCAAATGAATATGGCTATGTAGATGTAGCTGATGAAACTCTCTTAAAGAAAAAACTTTTCGGTATTGGTCTTCCTGAGTCTTGGGTTGATCAAAGTTCTGGCCCTCTTCCACTTAAAAAATCAAGGGTACCTATTTATGATCTTCCTCCATCAGAGATAGCAAAAATGGATCCCGAGGCTCCTTTTAAACAAGGTCCAGATTGGGCTATAGATATGAAAGCAAAATTAAAAGATGTTCACGAAATTAAAACACCTGGAGATTATAGATTTGCAGACTATGAAAAATTAACAAAACAAGACATAGAAGATTTGACTAACTATTATAGAGCAATCGGAAAACTAAAAGAAGATGAAGAATTAGAAGATATGTTTTATGAAGACAATATATTGATGACAAAAGAAGGACTCAAAAACTTTCCTGCGTTAAGCATGTTGGAAGAAGCACAGATAGCACACAAATGGCGTCAATTGTATGGTCATCCTGGAATGCAAGGAAGTCAGGATCCATATGCCGAAGGCGGCCTAGCCAGTTTGAAGAAATGGTAAAAGAAAATCCAACACTTGTAAAAAACATGAAACATGTTAAATGGAATGCTATTCCACCTTTAAAAGGACCAGATCCTAAAGGGTTGATTAAAGATAAAAAACAAGATAAACCAATACAGGAGAAAAAATATGGCAGATATTGATAAAGGTCTCCCGAACGTTAAACTACCTGACGAAGAAGTTGCAGCGGTAGTTAACTTACAGGACCCTGAAGAATCAAAAGGACCAGTTGAAATAACACCAGAAGAAGATGGTGGTGCAACAATCGATTTTGATCCAAGTCAAGTAAACATACCAGAAGGTGGTGATCATTTTGCAAATATTGCAGATCTATTACCTGATGATGTTTTAGATCCAGTAGCAAATCAATTACAAGGCGATTACAGAGAGTATAAAACTTCTCGTGCAGATTGGGAAAGAGCTTATACTGTAGGCCTAGATCTGTTAGGATTTAAATATGAAAACAGAACAGAACCGTTTCAAGGAGCGTCTGGTGCAACTCACCCGGTACTTGCAGAAGCGGTTACACAATTTCAAGCGCTCGCTTATAAAGAGTTATTACCGTCTGATGGACCAGTAAGAACTCAAGTTCTGGGAATTAGCAATCCTATAAAAGAGCAACAGTCACAACGTGTAAAAGATTTCATGAATTATCAGTTGATGGATCAGATGAAGGAATATGAACCTGAATTTGACCAAATGTTGTTTTATTTACCGTTAGCGGGTTCTACATTTAAAAAAGTTTATTATGATGATTTATTAGGAAGAGCTGTATCAAAATTTGTTCCAGCGGATGATTTAGTGGTTCCTTATACTGCAACTTCTTTAGAAGATGCAAATGCTGTTATCCATGTAATTAAAATTGCTGAGAATGATTTACGTAAACAACAAGTAGGAGGATTTTATTCGGATATAGAATTAAATAAACCACAAGATGTTGTTACCGATAAATTAAAAGAAAAAGAAAGAGAAATAGAAGGTTTAACTAGATCACAAAGAGTTGAGCCTTTATACACATTACTAGAATTCCACGTGAACCTTGATTTAGAAGGTTTCGAAGACGTTGGTCCCGATGGGGAACCAACAGGAATAAAATTACCTTACGTCGTTACAATCGAGGAAGGTAGTCGGAAAGTTTTGTCTATTAGACGAAACTTCGCGCCCAATGATCCATTGAAAAATAAAATCCAATATTTCGTCCACTTCAAATTTCTGCCAGGACTAGGATTTTATGGCCTTGGACTCATTCATATGATTGGCGGATTGAGTCGTACTGCAACTGCGGCTCTCCGTCAGTTATTAGACGCGGGGACGTTATCAAACTTACCGGCTGGATTTAAACAACGAGGCGTCAGAGTAAAAGATGACGCTGCTGCTATTCAACCTGGAGAATTTAAAGATGTAGATACACCAGGAGGAAATTTAAAAGATGCCTTTGTATTTTTACCATACAAAGAGCCTTCTCAGACTTTATTGCAAT